ATTCATCCGATTTCTTGTCGGGTGTTCAAGACCTCACGATGGAAGAACGTGGGCAATACATAACGCTACTTTGTTTGCAACATCAGAAAGGTCATCTTACCGAAAAGATGATACGGCTATGCTGCGGCAATGCCACGGCAGATGTACTGGCAAAGTTTCGGCAGGACGATGCCGGTCTTTTTTTTAATCAACGTCTTGAAGTAGAAGTTGGTAAGCGTAAAGCCCATGCTGAAAAGCAACGCACACGTGCTATTGATGGATGGAAAAAAAGAAAAAATCCAAACTATGATACAGATGCCACGGCATCTACCACGGCATATGCCACGGCAATGCCTTTAGAAAATGAAAATGAAAATAGAAATGAAATTATAGTTGAAGATGCAAATGAAAAAAAGACTACGCGCAAAAAGTTTGTCAAGCCTGATGAGAATGATGTGTACAACCTGATGGGCGAACTCAATGCAACCGGGAAGAACTTTATGACGGAAGATAAGTTGGTTAATTTCGCTCGCACTTTTATGGATCATTACGAATCGAATGGATGGGTAGTTGGCAAAACACCAATGAAGGATTGGCAAAGCACAGTGCGCAACTGGATGCGCAAGGAATGGGATAAAATTAAAAATCAAAAAACAAATACCTATGGCAAACAATCAAATTCAACAGCAGACAGCGTTGCAAAAGCTAATGCACTTTACGCCGAAGCAGTCGCTATCAGTCGAGCACGCGATGCAGCAAGACCAGATTGGTCTCCTTCGGAAGCTTGACAAAGAAACAACCAAAGATAAAATCATGCAGTTGGTTACACGATGTACGCAACTGATGAACGTACAGAACAACATGAACGCAATGCAGATTGAGTTTTGTGCTGAACAGATTATGCAGGACAAATACTTTTACTCGCTTGAAGATGTGCAGTTGTGTTTAGATCGTGGGGCAATTGGTGGGTATGGCACGATATACAACCGCATTGACCCGGCTACTATCCTTGCATGGTTTCCACTTTACGACCAACAACGAGAACCGTATGTAACTGCAAAGCGACAAGCCCAAGAACAAGCCAACAACATCTACAAAATCTTCGCACACCCGCAAATGAATGAAGCGATGAAGGACGTTGTAACAAAATTGGATGCAAAAATGTTACAAGAGCCGGTGCAGGAATTTGAACGCCGCAAGCCGTCCGAACTTGAAGTGGCGTTAATGCGCGAGTACGATGAACTGCCACAGTGGAATAATGACCAGCGCTTCCGAGTTTACAAAAATAAACCTTTTCAGTTTACAGAATATAGATACGAACGCTACCGCGAGCTGATTGAAAACCAAAATGAATATTGAGATGAAAGAACCAATAATCACAGAAGTTTATATAAGTCCGAACACATCAGAAACTATAACTGACGATGGCGAACGCAAAACAACAAAGTACTATACGTGTTTGGTTAATGGAGTAGATAGACTACAAGTAAGGCAGAATGCTTGGCCTGATACACCAGGCGGTGGATATTATAGTAGGCATTGGACAGAGGAAGAGTGGATTGAAGAAGCAAAACAATACTATTACAGGAGGCAACAAAACATCATTGAAAATCAAAATGAAACTGATGAAGCACTATGATCAACAACGCGAGATTGAACTGCTTCGCAAACTATTTGTGTTGACAGCTAAGCGAAGTATGCGACCATCAATGACCGATAATGTTGCAATGCGTCTTATCTTTGATGAGTTACATTTGCTTACAGACAAAGATGAATATAAGCTATGACAATAGGTGAACTTTGGGATGCATTGGCACAATACCCGGATGATACGGAAGTGTTCATCGGGTTTATCAACGGCCATAGCATCGACGAAGAACCATTCACAATAGCAGAAATCAGCAACATGCGCGGTCAAATCACAATAGCTTTTATGCTCGACGACATTAACATAATCAATAATTAAATACAATGAGTAACTATCAATTAAAGGAAGGGCAAGGAAGCCTTTTTAAAAACACAAAAAAAACTTCACCTAATCAACCTGATTCCTATGGATCAATAATGATTAACGGCAAAGAATGGCGGGTATCAGGATGGACAAAGCAAGGTAAAACGGATAAGTTTATTTCGTTGCAGTTATCTGAACCACGTGAGCAAACGTATTCCCAACCTCAGGAAAACGATGCGAATGATTTGTTTTAAATGATTGAGTATCTACCGAAACAAAATGAAGCACTGCGCGTATTGGGTAATTCACACCCAGCACGTGTGGTGCTTTTCGGTGGGGCAGCAGGTGGTTCAAAATCTTTTATTGGTTGTGCATGGCAGATAAGCCGTAGGTTTAAGTATCCCGGCACGCGCGGTCTGATAGGCCGTAGCAAACTAGACACGCTAAAGAAGACCACGCTCAAGACGTTCTTTGAAGTAGCGCACATGTTAGGGCTAGCACCTAATGAACACTACACGATCAATAACCAAACGCACGTAATCACTTTTAACAATGGCAGCGAGATAATTCTCAAAGACCTTTTTGCTTATCCATCAGATGCGGAGTTCCATAGTTTAGGCGGTTTAGAATTAACAGATGCCTACGTAGACGAGGCCGCACAGGTGAGCAAACGTGCAATAGACATTCTGCAATCCCGCATACGATTTAAGCTAAATCAATATGACCTCAAACCAAAGATGCTGCTTACATGCAACCCTTCAAAAGGATGGTTGTACAACGAATTCTATTCCCCGTATAAGACACAAAACCTACCGCAACATCTTGCGTTCATACAATCATTGCCAAATGACAATCCGCATCTACCCGAGTCGTACATTGAAACGCTGCGCATGTTGCCTGAGGTGGACAGAAGACGTCTACTGGATGGAGATTGGGAGTATGATGAGTCCGTAGACAACCTTTACCAATACGATGACCTTGTGCGCTGCTTTCGGGATGAGGAAAGCAAAGGTGATAAGTACATCAGTGCTGACATTGCACGACTAGGAAAAGATAGAAGTGTCATTTGCGTGTGGCATGGATTGCATCTGATGGAGATACACGAACTGCGAAAGCAACCAATTACGGCCGTTGTTAGCACCATTCGCCAACTATGCGACAGGCATGCTATCCGATTAAGCAATGTGATTTGTGATGAGGACGGAGTAGGTGGTGGTGTAGTAGATACGCTCAAGTGCCGGGGCTTTCTTAACGGTGGGCGTGCTAAGCAACCAGACCGATACACCAACCAAAAAGCGGAATGCTATTTCAAGCTCGCAGAATTGATTGAGCAGAACAAGGTTATTTTCAAAGTGAATCAGTTCCGTGATGTTATCATCCAAGAACTGGATATGATACGCCGTAGGCAGCCCGAGGCCGATGGCAAACTTGCAGTGATCAGTAAAGACGAGATAGCGCGCATGCATGGCAAGTCACCTGACTATGCAGATGCCATTATGATGCGTGTTTACTTCGAACTGTTCCCGAACTACGGCAGCTATTCGTGGGCGTGAGGTGGTTACAATCTGTAACCGTTTGAAATTTTAACAATTTTTAACAGTTTACTTTTGGTGGTGCAAGAAATTGCACCGTATATTTGACCATCAATAACGCTAAAACACAAAGCAATGTCAGAAATTAATTTTAAAGAAATCAAAGTAACTCAGTACGGTTACAGTCACAAATCAGACATCTCTAGCTACTACATCACAGAGGCACTAATTGCAGGTGAAGTAGCCACTGAGCAGCAGCTTGACATCATCAACAATGACCATGACTTAGTTTGGGATTTACTTTACAAGTACTGGTATTAATCAAAACAGGGGCGCGACTGTAACGCGCATTAACCTTTAAAAATTATAACTATGAAAGCAAGTAAACTCATCAAGTATCTAGTGTACACCGCAATCGTTTTTGCAATTCTTAACTATTGTCAAGAGTTGAATGATTGCTTAATGCGCTATTAATCCGTACCTTTAAAATCTAAAATCAATAACATGAACAACAGTATTCACAAAGACAATCTTGAAGCATTGCAGAAGTTCCAGCAGATGCTCAACGCCACGCCCGATGTAGCCGGGATTGAAAAGACTCCCGACCTTAAAGCACAGACGCTGGTCATCTCACACGTTGAGACCACGCTAGATGAAATGTTCTTTGGTCATTGGCGCACTGAGAACTTTAAGTGGGAGCGCATGGCAAATGAAGTAGTGGGCAGCATCGACCTTATTGCTATCCATCCCATCAGCGGGTATGAGATACGCCGCACGGGGGCAGCGTCCATTATTATCATGGTTGACCGTGCACCGCAGAACCTTGACAACGTAGAGCGTAACCGTTGGGCATTGAATGCAGACAACAAAAAGCCGAATGCATTAGACCTTGCTTTTCCTAAACTCAAAACTGAGTGTCTCAAGAATGCAGCGCAGTCCTTTGGTAAGTTGTTTGGCCGTGACCTTAACCGTAAGAATGCAGACGTATACAAAGCATTCAATCTTAAAGGCAAGTTACCACAGGGCGGTGATAAAGATGTTGCCTATGTGCTGGACCTAATCAACAACGCCGAGACGCTAATGGACTGCACACGCATCCAAAAGGCATGCAGCAGCGAAGTGCTCGCACAGGTTTACAATGAACTAAACAACCGCCGCAACTTTCTTATTGATCGCGGGGATGAGATGCGTCAATTCAGCGAAGGCGTGTAAATGTTAAAAGATGTGGCAGTTGTTCGGGATTTCCGAACTTCTGCTACATTAGCAGTCAAATCAATAACACAAAAACAAATGGAACAAGTATTATTCAGAGCGTCACAACTAGGTAAGTTGATGACGGATGCACGAACCAAAACAGGTTTGAGCGAAACAACAAAGAGCGCATTGCTGGAAGTCTATGTGCAGCAGAAGTACAAGCGTTACAAAGAGATAAGCAACAAGTACATCGAGAAAGGTCTAGCTGTGGAGAATGATGCGATAGACATGTGGCGCCGTGAGCGCAAGCAGATTGTATTTAAGAATGAGCAGATGTTTGCTAATGACTTTGTGAAGGGTACACCCGATTTATTAATCAAAGATGATGAGACCGACCTAGTTGTGAATGTGCCGGATATTAAAAGTTCATGGGACATCTACACTTTCCACGATGCAAAAGCCAACGACCTGAGCAAAGACTACTTTTGGCAGGGTCAAGCCTACATGTGGCTCACAGGTGCGCCGCTTGCTACGTTCTGCTTTGTGCTAGTCAACGCTCCACTTCAAATGATTAACGATGAAAAGTACAAGCTCGCACGCCGCATGAATCTTATTGATGCACAGTCAGACCCTACCTTCTTAAAGAAAGCGCAAGGCATTGAGCGTTCGATGATTTATGACATGAAGCAATTCCTGAATGATTACCCGGATGCAAACCTTGAAACCGACCTTAGCGAGTGGGTGTATGATATTCCAGTGCAAGACCGCATACATGAAAAGGTAGTGGAGTTCGATGCTGATGCAATCGCAAAGCTTCAGGAGCGTGTACCGATGTGGCGTGAATACCTTAATACTTTAGCACTATGAGTAAGGAAATTAAAATACTGATTTACTTAGTTGCATCCGCAGTGCTTGCATATCTGTGCGCTTTATTTATTACGTTAGAAATGGATATTACAAAATGGCCTAAAACGGGTAGATTCAGTTTGCTAATGATATGGGGTATATTAAATGTTGGATTAATCATTCATTTAGTGGTTTTTTATAACGAAGATGACAAATGACCACAGATCAACTCAAAGAGCACGTGCGCAATTCAATGCAGCACTATTACAACAAAGAACAGGTTATCGAACTAATCAATAAACTAAACAATGAAAGCAAAGGAAAAGGCATGGCAACTGTACTCCAACTATTTTGACATCATCGAGAATGGTAAGCAGGAAGGCAACTTAGCTGAGGTGCATATCAAAGCTATCAACGCTGCGCTGCATTGCGTAGGCGAAGCACTGGTTAACGCACCTAGTGAAATCATGCAAGACTTCGAAGGCACAGGTGAGTTCTACTCAGTCAAGGCCTACTACCACCATGTGAAGAATGAAATACTAAAATTGAATAATCCAAAAACAAAAACAAATGACCAATAGAACAGCAGTCGAAATTTTAATTGATGAACTACGCAACCACATTGCGGAAGGTACACTGGATGCATTAGCAATTACTAGATTAAGAAGGCAAGCCAAAGACTTAGAAAAATGTCAGATTATAGGCGCCTATCAAAGCGATAGAACCCCGTGCTCTTATGAGGATGGAGAACAATACTATAACGAAACATACAAGTAACCATGACAGCAACACTAACCTTTGATTTACACGAAGACCAACACGCATTTGATTGCGCTATCAATGGTGTGAAATACTTTGATATGATTGATGAATTCAGGCAGCATCTGCGCAGCCTTGAAAAGTATCAAGACCTAACTGAAGAGCAGTACGAGTTGGTGGGTAAACTACGCGAATGGCTAGCGACTGAATTAGTTGAAGCCGGTATATCAGATAAGTTTTGAATCGGTTCCTAATTCTTAGCAGTGGGCGCATCATTGCTGCACCTTGCGAAAGCCCTGCTTCCAAAGAAACCTGCCCAGTGCTTCGCCCTCCGCATCCACCTTTTCCTCACTCCACTCAGGTTGAATGTGGTGAAGATATTCGTGAATGAGTACAATCATGTAGCGCATAGGTGCTAGTGTTGGGTCAATCTCAATCACGTTGTTTAGATACTGCCCATGCGCACGCTCACGTCCGAGTTTACGGTGTACTACTTTCGGATGTTGTTTGCGCTTCATGTTCTATATTTGCGGCAGTGATTTAGTAGTATTGTTTTATGTTATTGATTGGACTAGCCCCTACAACGGTGGGGGCTTTTCTATTATCGAATCTTACCATTTACAATACGGTAATTGCTTACCTCGAACTCTCCCGTGTCCATCACCTTAATGTGCGCAAAGCCGTGATGATGTTTGTTGATAGGCATGTAGTCAGGATGCAACTCGCACAAGCAGGCTACGCTCCAGCAAGTTGTAAGCTTTCCTTTGATGTTCGGCTCACTGTGTTCACTCGCCTGATGATGATGACCGCACAGCGCATTGTCCTTTGCGCGCAGGAACAAACCACGCGCGATGTTTACGGGGCTAAATACAGACATACCCAATTCATGACCGTGCAAGATTGTCAAGTTGCCCGCGTGTATGATTTGCTTATCCGGAATGAATGTGATGTTTAATTGATCTAAGTGCATGAGCGATTCAAAACTGAATTCATTCATGCCTAAAAGGTCAGGTGCATTGCGCATGATGTAGTGGTCATAGCGTACATCGTGATTGCCGCACTTGTAATAGATAGCAGCATTGGGGAATAGCTTGCGCAGTGTAGCAAGAAATTGACGTGTCATCAATACCTCATGTCCAAAGTTTCTTTTGCGCGGGTCTTTTTCAAATCGGCTGATTGCGTAGAAGTCAATTACATCACCATTCAACAGTATCGTGTTTACGTTATTCTCAAGGCCGTATTTTAACGCAAGGGTTAACGCTGGTATGTTATGATACGGGACGTGTATATCGCTTAACAGCAGTATGTCATTATGATTTGTCGGTAGCTTGTAGGGTTGGTAGTTTGATTCAAGTGATGCGGGCAGGTCAAACTGATTGACATCAGGCTTCAACTCATTCAATATCTCATCAAATGCGCCTAGTGAATACTTCAACTTGTCAAGCTGCCCGGTAGGCTGTATCGTTTTCCTGACATCGGGAACATGTTCAACAAACTTGCCCGCACCATAGTTGTGATTGCGCCATGCCTGATACATACGGTGGAACGACTTGTATGATAACGGTATGTTATAGCGTGCAATAGACGCCCGCACGCGGTCACCTAGTGTGCCATTGCCATTGTATATTTCTTGATAGACTTGAACATACTTGCTTGCCATATTGGTTATTGTTTAGCTTTTATGTAGCCTGTAAGCTCCGCAAGATTTGCGGATATTATCG